CATTGAGACCGTAGATCAGGTTGGGTTTAGATTGTACAAGGATAATAAATGCTCCGCATTTGTCAAAAATGAACTCTATGACGAAATAAAACCACCGAGGATGATTATCAACAGAGATCCCAGATTCAATTTAGTTTACAGTATGTTCACTATACCGTTAGAACATGCTATGGTCAAGATACCACAATTTTCGAAAGGTAAAAACTACATTGAAAGAGGAAAACAATTCTCGGATTTAGTCTATGGAGAGTGGATATTAGAAGGTGATTGTTCAAAATTTGAGTCTTCACAGAGATTACCACTGTTGAAGCAAGTCGAATTGGGAATTTTCAAAAGGTTATTACCTGAACAGGATTATTTAGTTTTGGAACATATATTTTGGGCCAAGATGAGTAAATGTGGATATTCAGCCAAAGGTTGTAAATTCTCATTTTTCTCTATGCGTGGCTCAGGAGATATGGATACAGGACTATTTAATTCTATATTGATGTATATTGCATGTCGCTATTTTGAAATAGTGAACAATATTCATCCATATCAATTCATAGTGGATGGTGATGATAATCTATTGAAAATCCCAGTAGGCATGTCAGATTATAAAAACACTTTCAAAGAATTCGGATTTGATGCTAAATTAATTTTAAGGAGAGATTACCACGATGCTGAGTATTGCAGTGGAAAATTTTTACAAATTAATAACAAAGGTGAGTTTATGTATTTTCAGAATATCTTGAAAATTATGAACAATATGGCTATATTTAGGAAGAACAAATTTAGACATTGTAAAGCTGCTTATTATTACACACTAGGTTATATGTATCAACAAATCTATGGTAATATTCCACTTTATAGTGATTTCGCAAAATATCTAATGCGAGATAACAAGTCGAAATTTAGTAAGTCATTATTGGAAGAAATAAACCCACTGTATTTAGACATCATAATTCATGGCGAAAATACTCTAGAGATAGGAGATGGCATTCTAACAGAAATCTTACTATCTTTCCAACTAAACTATTCAGACGTTAGCGAGATTAAATCTTTTTGTTCTGGAAGGCTCTACTTAACACCGGAAGAGTCAAAGAGATATAGATCTAGTAATCACAAGTCAAATATAGACCAC